GATGAGGCATTCCCCAAAGATTATTATGTGAGATTATACAATAGCGATGAACACGGCCTCGTATGGATAACTTGTGAAAAGTTGTCAGACCTGAGAGGAAACGACACTTCCAAATTTCCATTGAACATACCACTACCAACTCCAAAATAAAATGTATAGACCATTACCAGATTATGTGACAATAAGAGAATCGCCGATTGATGGATTTGGTCTTTTTGCTACTAAATTAATACCAGTTGGAACTTACATTGGTGTAGTTCATTATACTAATGATAAACATCCAGAAGGTATCACACGCACACCACTTGGTGGGTTTGGAAATCATTCAGATACACCAAACTGTTTTAAAGTAAGATTAGAATATGACAATGCTTGGATAGGTGCTATAAGAGATATAGAACCAAACGAAGAGATAACTTGGAAATACACCCTTTATGAGATAATATGATGGCTAAAAAGAAAACAATAATAGAACGTAAAAAGATTGCTCCTGTAAAGAAGAAACGTAAACTTTCTGAGGAAGCGAAACAGAAATTGAGAGATAGACTTGCAGTAATGCGGGCTAATAAGAAACCAGCGGAATATAAGAATATAGCTCAGTCGGTTTTAGATCTTCCCGATGATGACAAGTATTCTTTTAAAAATGTTAAGTCGTGGATTCGTAAATCGAAAGAGATGGTTTCAGATTACAATAATAAATCACGAAGTATGAGATCTACACCACAAGAGAAACAAAAAGCATCAAATGCAGCTGACCACAAGAAAGTATATATTCGATATTGTGAATATTACCTAAAAACTGGTGATTGGATTTCTACGTTTTCTGGTGAAGATGAGACTAACAAAGTCATACCGATGTGTGTGGCCATGGCGTTCTATTCAGATGGCACACCAAAGCGTGATGTTGGAGTATTCTACCCCGATATTAACATGGTATGGACAAGAGATATGAATGAATCTGATTTTAAATTGGAGAGAGGGATACCACATTATATTCCAAAGAAATCTGGAACAGTGGCTATAACAGACAAACAATTTGATTCATCATTGTAACTTGACAAATCGAAATAATATGGTATAATAATACTATAAACAAATATCAGTATAGTCAAGGCCGAAAGCCATTGCCTCGCTTTTCTCCCATTCTACTTGTTGTTAGTCCTTCAGTTAGTGTGGTTAACCAGAGGATTTCATCAATGGTAAACCGATAACCGAAGGTGTCTTGACTATACACGAATTACCTAATGGAGAATTATGAGTTTAAATATTGATTTTAGTAATGAATCACCAACAGAAGAAATTGATCAAGGCGTAGGAAACGCCATGGGCGGAACTGAGTTGATGAGGAAATGGTTGTTTGACAGATTAGACCCTGAGTTGAGAGATTACTTTCAGTTCATTTCTTCTCGCAAACGAACTCTTGAAGACAAGCCACGTTTATTTTGGGTTCATGACCTCGCACAAGATCCAGAAGTTGAGTTTCTAAAAGAAGAGAAAGATGGGATGCTTCAGTTTGAGAAGATTGTATTTGTTTCTCACTGGCAACAATATCAGTATGGTGTTTATCTTGGTGTACCTTATGATCATGGTGTGGTTATACAAAACGCTATAGACCCCATACCAGTGCATGAGAAACCACAAGATAAAATTACTTGTACTTATTTTTCAACTCCACATAGGGGTTTAGAAGTTCTGTTAGAGTCTTGGCGTTTGATGAAAAAAAACTTACCAAGTGAAGCTGTAGATAAGGCTGAGTTGAAAATCTTTTCTAGTTTTGACATATATGACCGCCCACACATGAATGAACAATTTCGTCATGTATATCAGAAGGCGGAAGGAATGGAACAAGTTCACTATTCAGGTTCAGTTTCAAATGAGGCAATTAGAGAAGAATTACAAAAGACACATATTATGGCATATCCAAGTACTTACATGGAAACTTCCTGTATTTGTGCTATTGAGGCGATGTCCGCCAAACAGTTGGTAGTATGTCCTAATCTTGGTGCGCTTCCAGAGACTACATCTAACTTTGCATTCATGTATGGATATGAACCAAATCCAGATCGACACGTTCAAGTTCATGCTCACATCCTCGCACGTGCTATCAACTCCTATGGAGATACAGGCACTCAATCCTTGTTGGATTTACAGAAGGGATATGTGGATATGTTCTATGATTGGAAGACCAGAATAAATCAGTGGACAGCATTCTTAACTTCATTAAAAGAAAATTTAGAGGCAGCAAAAATATGATATTATTAGATTTCAGTCAAGTGATGATCGGTTCGTTTATGGCAATGGGTCGTGGTAGTGTGGTTGTAGAGGAAGATCTTTTACGTCACACTATTCTAAATACTATAAGAACCTATAAAAATCAATTTAAAGCTGCTCATGATAACGGTGGTCTTATTATCTGTTGTGACTCTGCTCATAATTGGAGGAAAGAATCATTTCCAGAATACAAGGCGAATCGTAAAACCAAACGTGAAACGGATACCACAGATTGGAAGTCACTTTTTGAGTTTTTACATGAAATGATAGAAGACTTTAGATTGCACTTTCCATATAAGGTTATGAAGATTGATAGAGCTGAAGCGGATGACATTATTGGAGTATTGACAAATGAATGTCGTATTACTCCTACGGTCATAGTTTCAAGTGATAAGGATTTTATACAACTTCAGAAATTTGATGGGGTGCGTCAGTGGTCACCTCTAAAAAAAGACTATATAAGTGATAATCCAGTAGAATCCTTGTATGAAAAAATTATACGAGGGGATTCTGGTGATGGTGTTCCAAACATATTATCGTCTGATGATGTTCTCATAACTGAAGGTAAGAGACAAACTCCGGTCACTAAGAAGAAATTAGACCTTTGGAGGGGTAAATTACCAGAAGAATTCTGTACAGGGGATATGCTCAGAAACTACCATAGGAACAAAACAATGGTTGATTTGGATGAAACCCCAAAATCAATTCGCATAAATATTATCAATCAGTTTAATGAGCAGAATCCAGTGCGTGGAAAGCTCTTAAATTACTTTGTAAATAAAAGATTGAACAATCTAATGGAACACATTGGAGATTTTTAATTATGTCTATATCGTTAGTACACATACTTGCGGATGTTGCAAAAGCTAAAAACAAAAAAGATAAGAAGGAGATACTTCTCAAACATGGTAACAATGGTGCTCTAAGAGAAATACTAAAATACACCTATGACCCGAATATCAAATTTCTCTTACCGCCTGGAAATCCCCCTTATAAATCCGTAGTAGATGAGTCGGAAAATCCCACTTACTTATACGGACTAGTGAGGAAACTATATTTATTTGTAGAGGGTGGAAATCCAAATCTTAAACCAAATCGTAGAGAATATCTCTTTATAGAACTATTAGAAAGCATTCATCCCAAAGAGGCCGAATTGTTATTACAAGTAAAAGATAAAAAACTTAAATGCAACGGCTTAACCTATAACCTTGTAAAAGAAACATTTCCGAAATTAATATCGTGAAAACACTAAAATCCATCGAGGATAGAATAGTAAATCTACAGAAAGTAGCCAGCGATGGCGAGACTTCTGTGGTGGAAGCTGAATTACGACACTTTGATTTAGTGGGTATGATTCCACATCAAATCAAGGTCGTTCTTGCTCGTGAATTTGGAGTTTCTTTAACTATGGATTGGGATACTTCCAATCAGCGCTTTTCAACGTCTGTTGATGGTGTGACTTATAACTCCAGCTTTGACCACAAAGCATATATGATAGAGCCATGGGAACATGGAACAAGCTACGCCCGTAGCTCTCGTCGCAATTAAACTTCCGAATTTAAATCTAAATCAGAAGAAGGAATATGAAGAAATTCATAATACTAACTTTAGCATTTGTATTATATTTTAATACATCGCTAAATTCAGGTACTACAAATACTATATGGATTCCAAAAGGGAATTTATCTAAACCAGTATCAATGACGTTGCCACTACAAAGTACTACAGATGGAAAGACTACAGTTCTACAAATGATAAACTCAGAAGAACTAGAATGTATGTCAAAAAATATATATTTTGAAGCAGCACTAGAATCTACTGCTGGGAAATTAGCAGTAGCACAAGTCACTATGAATCGTGTAAACTCATCACGATATCCAAATACTGTATGTACAGTTGTTTATCAAGGAAGACATTATAAATCTGGATTACCAGTAAAACATCGATGCCAATTTAGTTGGTATTGTGATGGTAAACTAGATGAACCACATACTGGTGCAATGTGGAGAGAGTCTAGTGAGATTGCTGCCTATGTATTATCAACTCCAGACTTGATAGACATAACGGATGGAGCAACCCATTATCACGCGGACTATATTAGTTCACCAAGATGGGCTGACCCACACCGTAAAACAGTAGAGATTGATACACATATTTTTTATAATAAAGCAAGAAAAGACTTGACAAAGACGTTGTAACCCTGTATAATAGTATATGAAGAGTGGGGATTTTCCTCCACTCTAACTCTAATTGAGATTAATTATGACAACGATTACAGACATATTAGAACTTTGTTACGCTGGTGATACATCAGCTGCAGAAGTCGCCCTAACAGAATTGATCGATGAATCATATTCTGAGGGGTATAGTTTCGCCAAGCGAGAGTCGGGGTTGATAGAAGAAGTATCAAACGCATTATCAGCAGACTGATCTATGAACATTTTCTACTTGAGTAAGAACTGGAAACGTGCTGCAGGAATGCACTGTGATAAGCATGTTTGTAAGATGCTTATTGAATATGCACAACTAATGTCAACAACTCATAGGGTTATTGATGGCACACAATACTATTCAAAAACCAAGAATGGTCATAAGATTCAACGATGGCTACATCCAAACCCAAAACTAGAACGTGAACTGTACAAGGCAAGTCACATAAATCATCCAAGTAATATATGGTTGAGAGAAAACGAACAACATTACACTTGGTTGTTTTTGATGTTTAATGAATTGTCTAAAGAATACACTAGAAGATATGGCAAGGTTCATGCCTCTTGGAGTAAACTGAATTGGATTCTTGGATTCCCCCCGAAAAATATAGCTCAGAAGAAGTGGGAAGATCCACCTCAATGTATGCCAGATCATTGTAAAGATGATGATGTAGTCAAGGCATATCGAAACTACTACATATTAGAGAAGAACAATATTGCTGTGTGGAAACATAGTGGAACACCAAAATGGTTTAGTAATGCTAGACTTATTATAGAAAAGGATACAACAAATGCCATCGTATGATTATCATTGTGAGGATTGTGGATATGAGTGGGAAGACCAATTACTCATTGCTAAAAGAACTGAACCTCTTGACAAACCATGTATTAAGTGTTATACTAAAGGTAAGGTGAAACAGAAGATTGGTGCACCTCTATTTGCATACGATAATGTGGCATCCAAAGGTCACACGAAAAAAACACCAGATTGGTTGACAGACAAGTTTAAAAATATAAAAGAAAAACAACCAAAGGCTGATTTTAATATTCCAGGATAATGACTAACTAAGTATATTATGAAAAAATTTAATCATGTAGGAAGTGATCTGCAAGAATTAACAACAGAAAACATTGATGGAAAGAGACACTATGTCATACCCAATGGGGATAAGTATATATCAATCACGACTCTATTATCTGAACTCAGCAAAGTTAGTATACAGAAGTGGAGAACCCGCGTTGGATCGGAGGAGGCCAATAGAATCTCCACCAAGGCTTCAAGACAAGGTACAGCTGTCCACGCGTTATGTGAAAAGTATATCAAAAATGAAGAAGGTTTCTTAACGGAATCAATGCCACATTTGGTTGAGATGTTTGAGTCTATAAAACCATTGCTAGACAGAGTAGACAATGTGCACGTCACAGAAGGTGCAATGTATTCAGATGAACTTGGTCTGGCTGGTAGAACTGATTTGATTGCTGAGTTTGACGGAAAATTGGCTATCATAGATTACAAGACTTCAAGGAGAATAAAAACTTGGTCGATGTGTCACTCTTATTTTATGCAGGGTGCGTTCTATGCTCATGCCTACGAAGAACGAACAGGTATTCCCATCAATAACATTGTAATCATTATGGCAGTGGAAAATGAAGAACCATTGTTGTTTAGAGAAACTAAAGATCGCTGGCTTGAACCGTTGCGTCAAGTTATACATAAATATATGTAAGAATTTTGTTTGATGACCTGAGAATGTATCTAAGTAAGACGCTGGTTCGACTCCAGCTGGCTCCACCAAGGCCACATATGTTTGAGAAAATAAAAAGCACTATCATCAGTTTGACGGATATAATATTCGTGATGGGACTTTTTGCTGTATCTTATGTGTGTTCCGTTGTTGGGGCCATCGGGTATTCGATTACTAGAGAGAATATCAGAGAGAACAAAAAGGGCGATGACCTACATCAAATAATTTAATCGCAAATAATAACGATTATATTTCTGCACACGTTGCACTAGCAGCGTAATGTAGATGGGTTTTTGGGGGGAGGTTTTTCCTTGAAACAGAATACAGATTCAGAATTGAATTAAAACCTTCCTACTACATTTACGAAAGGCATCATGGCTATTATAGAAAATCAACCTACATCGTCTAAACAAATAGAACAGACTAGAAGACAATTTGAGTATAACATACTTAAAGGTGATAAACCACCATACTATCTAGTTCCAGAAGTCTATGAAAAAAATACAGGAATGTCTTATAAAAACTTTGACCTTCCCTACAATGCTGGTAGGTGTGTAGTTTCTTGGCCAAATAATATAATAAAATTTGATTGGAGATTAGCTAATGGCTGAATATATCAACGAAGAACCTTGTGAATTTATTTACAACATCACCGCTGTAGAAAAGATTGTCGATGGAGATACTATCGATGCAGTTTTTGATTTAGGTTTTGATGTACGGATATGTAATAGAATCCGCCTACTAGGAATCGATACACCAGAATCTAGAACAAGACACAAGAACGAAAAAATCTATGGTAAGTTATCTAAGGTCGCATTAACATCGTGGATACATTGGGCAATATTGTCAGACAGAGATGATATTGAAATACAATGTAGATGTCCAGAGTCAGATAGCAGAGGTAAGTTTGGTAGAGTGTTAGGTGAGCTTTGGATTAACTGCACTGAAGATGGACATGAATTTGGTGGATGGACAAACATCAACAAGTGGATGTGTGAGAACGGTTACGCAGTTGGTTACACGGGCCAAAATAAAGATGATGTCAAAGATGAACATTGGAAGAATCGTCTACTTTTAGAAGAACAGGGAGTTCATGAACTATTAGAATGGGATGAAGACTAATGGCCAAAATACAAATACATAAACCAAAAATACAAATACCAAAAAATATAAAACACGCTAGAAAAACAAGACATAATGATGACAAGGTGAACACAGTTGTCGAAATGATAAACGCTTCAGAAGAAGCATTGTGGAAAAATGACCCTATGGAAGCTCTAAAATTTGAAAGAATCGAAACAAGAAAGAAGATGAACTGGATAGCCAGATTTACTCTTTCTATAATTACATCTGGAACATTTTTAATCCTGTTATATTTGTTGTTTTTTTCAGACCTCAAAGATGGACATCGTGACCTAATTAATATTTTGGTTGGGGCCTACGTCGGAGTCCTGGCAAAATCTACGGATTACTGGTTCAAAGATAAGGATGATGCTGAGGATAAAGAATCTCAACTACTTCATGATAAACCACCACCAACAGTAAATGGAGAAAAAGAAAATGTCTGACTTAAATGATTTTGGTTTTAGTACGGTCAGCGAAGACGAGTACAACGCACAACAAACTACTGTGGTTAATACAGCAAAGGAAGCGGTTTCTACTGCTACTGCTAGTATGAAACCTGAGTTAGAAAAAATAGAATCTAAGATCTCAGGTCTTACTGATAGTATGAGAGTTTTGAGTGATGAAATGGCAGATAGAAAAGAAGAACTCAACGATAAGTGGAGTACCAGAATGAATCAAGTAGAAGAGTTGATCCTTCCACTTCTCAAGAATCTTGCGAAAGATGGTGACAAGAGAGAATGGATTAAATGGCCCGGCAGAACTGACAGTCTCAATAAACGGATTGATGAGATAACAGCAGTTACGAGGGGTGACTTTTGAGTGGTTATTACTAATCAAAAAATGTCAACGTGTCGAGCGTGCGGAAATCGATATCACTCAGAGTCTGGATATAGAACTTATTGTAGTAAAGAATGTTTCCCTCGTCCTAGTTGACAAATGGAGAAAACAATGATATAATATTATAAACCCTTTAAATAGAGATTTGTTATGGCAAGTGAAGAAACTAAGAAAGAGGTGAGTAGTCTGGATGATGCAGGTTACCATCTCATGTTTGATGATATAGATATGAGTTCTGTTCAAAGTGCGATTGAATGGATAATGGAAGCAAACCTCACTACAGAGAAAAAACATCCAGAATTAAATCTTGTTATATGTTCGCCAGGAGGTGACCTTGCTGCTTGTTTCGCATTGATTGATGTTATGAGAGGATCAGCTATTCCAATAAAAACTACTGGTCTTGGTATGATTGCATCGTGTGGATTGTTACTGTTCATATCTGGAGTAAAGGGAAAGAGAATGTTAACTCCAAATACTTCTATACTTTCTCACCAGTTCAGCTGGGGTTCATTTGGTAAGGAACATGAACTCTTCGCTGCGGTTAAAGAGTTTGATCTTACCACTTCCAGAATGATTAAACATTATAAAAAGTGTACTGGACTTGACGATAAGAAAATTAGACAATACCTTCTTCCACCACAAGATGTGTGGTTGGATGCTAAGGAGGCTAAGAAACTAGGAATTTGTGATGAAATTAAGGAATTTTAATGGCACTACAAACACAAACCTCAAGTGAATTTTATACAAAGATTATAGCATTAGTTGATAAAACTAAACTAAGTCACATGGACGCCATTCTTCATTACTGTGATCAGAATGGAATGGAACCAGAAACTGCAGCCCAGTTGGTGAATACCAAACTCAAGGCTCAGATTAGGGAAGAAGCAGAAGTATTGAACTTCTTACCTAAGACTGCCAAGTTACCAATATAGGTGCTTGACAAGTCGAATATTTTATGATATAATATAATTATACATTAATACATCGCTAAACAATAATATAAGGAGTACAATATGTCGTTCTCAGACATGAAGCAACGTAGTAAAACTAACCTCGCATCTCTTATCAAAGAGACAGAGAAAATCTCAAACCCAAATTCATTCGGTGATGTTGATGACCGTTACTGGCGTCCAGAGTTGGACAAGTCAGGAAATGGTTATGCTGTTGTCCGATTTCTACCAGCACCAACTGGAGAAGAGCTTCCGTGGGCTCGTATCTGGAATCATGGATTTCAAGGTCCAGGTGGATGGTACATCGAAAACTCTTTGACTACTCTTGGTCAAAAAGATCCAGTGAGTGAGTATAATTCACAACTCTGGAATTCTGGTATTGAGGCGAACAAAGAGATTGCTCGTAAACAGAAGCGTCGTTTGAATTACACAGCTAATGTGTATATCCTCAAAGACCCAGCTCATCCAGAAAATGAGGGTACTATCAAACTTTATCGGTTCGGTAAGAAAATCTTTGACAAGATTAATGACCTAATGAATCCAGCATTTGAAGATGAGAATGCAGTCAATCCATTTGATCTTTGGAGTGGTGCAAACTTCAAGATGAAGATTCGTAAGGTAGAAGGTTATTCTAATTATGATAAGTCAGAGTTTGATGCAACATCTCCACTTTTGGATGATGATACTAGGATGGAAGAAATCTGGAATACAGAACATTCTCTCTTGGAATTGGTGAGTGAAGATAAGTTCAAATCTTTCGATGAACTTAAAACCAAACTTGATCGTGTTCTTGGTCTTGGTGGAGCACAATTTTCTCCCCCTAATCAGACAAAAGAAGATGTTCCTTTTGATGGTGGTCAACCTTATACGGCTCCACCTAAACCAGCAGCAGACTCTGGTGAAGAGACAGATGAAGGAATGGATTACTTTCAGAAGTTAGCTGAAACAGCTTAATCTATATTGGGGAGTCATCCTTGGCTCCCCCTACTACTCTTCTTTTACTGCATCAACATTAAGTTTAACTGCGTTAGTTGTTTGATTCACCGTTTTCGGACCTTCGTAATTATTCGTAGCACCCTCAATTATTGTAACACTCCCACTCTTACCACTCACTTCTGATGATTTTTCTTTAAATCCAGACACTTTCTTTTCTATTGCATCAGTTTTTAATGTTTGGTCTGGCATTCTCATTTTAAGTTTTTTAAAGTCGATACTGTCTATATCTGGTAATCCAATTTCAGATAGTGCTAAACTGTTTCCAATCAATCCTGTAGTACTGACATCTGCAAAAGCTTTCAATCCCACAGCAAGGTCACTAATACCAGTACCCAATTCTGAAAGTCGATTTGCATTAATAGAGGTATCCTTAGATATTTCTGCAAATATATGAAGCGGGCCTTTCTTTTCTCCACCAAATAAACCTGTAATTGCATTACCTATTCCTCCAGCAATGTCTGCAATTCCTCCCGCTGCTCTACCACCAGCAAATGCAATCATTCCTACACCAAGATCTGCAATACCTCTTCCTATTTGTGCAAGTTTGTCACCATCAATTTCTTCCATTTGTTTCATTGATGAACCAACAAATCCTCCAAGAAAACCACCAATTCCTCTACCAATATTTGTAAGGAGTGTCGCTAAATTTCCTCCTGCATTATCTCCCCCCAAACCCGCAATCCAATCTGCTGCTAGAAGGGGCACCATGAAAGCGGCAATACCAAGACCAATTGCACCCATACCAAGTGGGACAGCTACAAGAGCTGCAGGCCCAAGAGCAGTTCCAAGAACCGCACCCGCTGTTATCAGAGCACCAAGAGCAACAAATCCAACTCCATCAAATGCACCCATAAAGTTTCCTATAAGAGTCTTGAGACTACTACCATCAAGGTTTGCCATAGCACCAAGTTTAGCTGCTCCATCTGCAAGAATAATACCAAGAGAGAAACCTGCGATACCAGCACCAATTGCTGTCATACCCATCATTATTCCAAGAGAACCTTTTAAATCAGTAATTCCAAGTTTTGTGGCTATCCCTGCAATAGTAACAATTGTACCTAATCCTATTATAACATCTTTTGACATTGCACCAAAGAAATTTTGAAGGACTAAAGCAATACTTGATCCATCTAGTCCACCCATCGCTGCTAATCCATAACCAACCAGAGCTTCACCAAGAAGAATACCACCAGCGAAACCAACAATACCAGCACCAATTCCGGTCATCGCTCCTGCGATCTCTCTACCTTTAACATTGAAACCCGCAAGAAGACCAGCAATAGTAACGATAACTCCAAGTTTTGCTGCAATCTCTGGGGTCAATGAAGTGAAAAAATTTGTGAGAATTAAGGCAATACTTGAACCATCCATTGCTCCCATTTCCGATAATCCATAACCAAGAATTGATTCTCCTAATAATATACCACCAGCGAAACCAACTATTCCCATAGCAAGTCCTGTCATTGCTCCCGCGAAAGCTCTTCCTTTAACTTTAAACCCTGCCAACATAGCAGCTAGACCAATTAACACTCCCATCTTTGCAGTATTTTCTTCATTAAATCCATCAAAGAAAGTGCTGATCATCATTGCCAAAGCTCCGCTATCACCACCCATCATTTCTGCAATCTTTGATGCACCACCTATTGCTAATGCAAAGGCAGCGATACCAAGACCAAGAGCTCCCATACCTATACCAAATCCTAGACCGATTTTAGATACAGCTTTAATTACTCCACCAAGTGCTCCACCAATTCCACCTAACATTCCAGCAATCATTCCACCAGATTTCTTATCTCCGCCAGACATAGATTTAAAACTTTGACCCATAGTACTGTTAATAGACTTCAGAGTATCAAGAACTGAAGCATCATAAACCCTACGTTCAGCAGCTTGTTCTGCAGCTTTAGCTTGGGCAGTTGCACTACCACCCTGAGATTCCTTCAGGAGTTTATTTTGTTCTAGTAGAGTTTTGTTTATATCTGATAGTTCAGCCATGTTTCCTTTTACTTTGTTCTACTTTATTATTTTCATTATCTACATGATCTATTAACATTTCAAGATATATCATTCTTTCAAATGGTATCATATTGTCTAACTCTGTGAGACTCCAATTGTGGTGCTGAATCATAGCAAAGTTTGCTGTATAGTGACTTGCTAAGGAATCGTGACTCAGCCCCATGCGAAAAAATCACTAACACCTTCTAATCGTTTCACATTAGTATCACCACATTTACTGCACGTGGATGTCACATCTTTTTTTAATTTTGGTAAAGTCTCAAAATACTTCTGTATAGACTTAAATTGATTGCTAGTCAATGAGTTAAGAAAATCATTAACTTCAACTTTTGTGTAA